CGCCTCCTTACGCTCCTGGAACATGCGCGCCGCGTGCGTCTGGTTCTCCCTGTATCCAGTCATGATCTCCTCGAGCTTCTCGTTGGTATAGTGAACGTCCTCGATCTTCATGGGATCGGGGGGAATGAGGAGCCACTTGTACATGTCGACGACATAGATGTCGAAGGTGGGATCCTCCTTCTGAAGACGCTTGGCGTGGCTGGCAGCCTCGTCGCGAGTCGCGAAGGCACCGCGAATCTTGATACCAAACTTGTCGTTCTTCTGGGGCGCCTCGGGGCCGATGACAGAGAGGCAAGCGAAAACCTGTCCGGGAACGGTGGTGTAATCCGTCTCGAGAGACATTATAGGTACATGACACCCCAAAACTTTAAGCCCTTGTTTGTTATACACCTAAGTAGTTTAAATTAAAGCTTTTCACCGTGTAATACCCATGGATAAGATTCGAAAGAATCATAACGAAGCGAAGCGACAGCTCATACAGAGTGTCGCTCGCGAAGGGCAACACATCTTGGACGTCGGATGTGGCTTTGGTGGAGACCTCCAGAAATGGCACCGTTGCGGCGTAAACATAAACATGTGTGATCCCGTTCCAGAGGCACTCGAAGAGGCGAGGGCTCGGGCGAAGAACATGCACATGCGTGTGAATTTTTACGAGGGGGACATACACGCGTGTCCGAACAGAGCGTACGACGTCGTGTGTTTCAACTTTTCTCTTCACTACATATTCGCTTCCAAAAGTCTGTTCATGAGTTCCATCAGAGAAATCAAGAAGCGCGTGAAGCCCGGAGGTCATCTCATCGGTATCATTCCAGATTCCGAAAAGATTATTTTCAAAACACCGTATCAAGATGCGAGTGGAAACTTTTTCAAATTGAAGGTACCCGGAAATGGTGATTTCGGAGAAAAGTTATTCGTACAGCTGACGGATACTCCGTACTACGCCGATGGACCTAAAGCAGAACCCGTGGCGTACAAAGATCAGCTGGTGACACACCTCGAAGATATGGGATTCAGATTACAACTTTGGGAAGGGCTCGAGGGAAATCCAATCTCAGAGTTGTATAGTAAATTTATCTTTGTATATAAGAGATGATATTGGTTCTGGTGTTACTCATACTGAATGCGTTCATATATCACAAGACACAGGAACCTCGAGAACTTTTAGAGATTAAGGAAAAGTATCGAATTCTCAGGGAGCACATTCACGAGACGAACGATGAAAAGTTTAAGGTGCTCGTGCGACCCATTCCCATCACCGGGGTACATCGCATGAACGGAACCGTCGGCTATAACGTGAATAAAGGAGCCGAAATCACCGTGTGTCTCGACGGAAAGGTGAATGAAATTTTCCATGTACTCATTCACGAGTTGGCACACTCTACGGTCGACGAGTATTCACACTCGGTAGAGTTTTGGAAAAATTACAGTGAACTCCGCGACATGTGTATAGAGCTCGGCATCTACGATAAGATTCCTGAAAGGACGAAGTTTTGTGGTCAACACGTCCAGGATAAATAATCTCAGTCTATCTCAAATGAAAACACCGCTTAAGGTTCTTCTGACCGCCCTCGCCTACTGGATCGCCATCTACGCCGTGACCCAGGTTCCCATGTACTCTAAAAACTATCACGTGAACCTCATCTGGATGACCGTCGTCATTCCCAACGTCATGCGTTTCATGGTCGGAGGTCTCCCCCAACTCGCTGTGGATCGCAACTTTTTCCTAACTTCCACCGTGATCTCTCTCATTCTCACGTACGTGCTGACCCGCGTGTGGAAGGCGACTGACGAGGCTCTCAAGGATTCGAAGAGTGACAATAACAAGAAGCTTCAGCTGAGCGCCTTGTTAGCGTTGACCTTCGTGGCCGGTGCGTTGATTACGTATTACACTGGCATCGATAATTCGATCTACAGTAATATGGGTTGGGAGCAGCGAACCGCTTAAGGTCGGATGACGTAGTCCTTCACGAAGTAAAAGACGATGGCCGCCACGACACCCGTGGACGCCAAACCCACAACACTTCTACCCCCCTGTTCGTTAAGGAACTTGGGGATAGAGGTCGCGAGTCGATCCTGGATGGGCTTGCTCACGGCGACGGCGGCACAGGCACCGGCGAGAAGTGCGACGAGCTGGTCATCGGTGAGGTTCAGGGGGTTCTTGCTGGCGGGCTTCTCCTGCGCCTGCTGAGGAGCGATGTACATTCCCTGAGGCTGAGCGGCCGCCATCTGGGGCATGACACCTTGCATGCGAGGCTCATCGGCCATAGCCGGGGGTTCCATCATGATATCGTTGATAGGCGTGGAGTCCATCGTTTCTTTATGTTGACTCACATTTTTTTCAGGTGTAAAAGACGTGGATGGATTTTGGTTGAGAGGAACCATTCCTTCACCATCATCGGCGAGGTTCATGGTGTTCACTTGATCGGAAGCCATTTAGTATAGTCATATGTTTTTCAATCATTCGTGAAACGCGGTTATTTTTTCTTAGTGATGACGAGCGCCGTCTTCTTCGTCGCCTTTTTAGGATCTGATTCTCTCTGTTCGAGATGTTTGGGATTGTACATCTTCTTGTGCATTCTCCATAAATCCGGGCCACCCACCCTGAAGTTTTTCCGGAGCGACGCCTTGTACCAAAACACACAATCCTGAATCTTGTTAGACTTGACTGTGTTGTCTAACACGAGACACTCATAGTTTTCAGTACATGCATCCATCACCTTACAGAACATGTCGAAGGATGGAAAGATACCAAAGAATGATTTGTACAACTTTTCTCTATTCTGAATGATATTTTCACGGAGAATGAAGACGTAGTCCACGTTCGCGCGAAGTGCCGGTGGAAGATCCATCACGTACTGCATCGTGAGCATGAAGAAAATCTTCCAGTGTCGACCGTTCATGAAACATTGACGAATACACGTGTCTTTCAAAAACTTTGAATCGTACATACAATCGTCCAACAACATGAACGCCCCACAGTTTGTCTTTCCTGCACCCACCAACTTTCTCTGTCTCGCCATCACGCGCTCGATCGCTTCTCTGTCGTAATCCCCATAAATGAAGAGATCGGGTATGAAATTCGAATAAAAGTGATTTCCCTCTTCAGTTCCCGAGAGAACTATACCAGCCGGAAGGTGTTTCTTGTGAAACATGATATCTTTCACGAGCGTAGACTTACCGGTGTTACGTTTACCGATGAAAACACACACACGATCGTCACTGATCGTCGCTGGGTTGAATTTCTTCAACTGAAGGTTCATTCTATTGTAGTGACTCGTTTTATTTACCAAAATTTTACTCATATACTGTAGGAATGGCCGGTCGTCTGAGACTCGCCACGACGGGAGTCCAAGATCAGTGGCTCACAGGTGAACCACAATTTTCTTATTTCCTGATGAATTTCAAACGACACACGAAGTTTGCGTTCGACTTTGTGGAGAGTCAGTTCGACGGCGACGTGGATTTCGGAAAGGTGTTGTCTTGTAAAATTCCAAACGACAAGGGTGATCTCGTGAGAAACATGACACTCAAGATGACGCTCACAGATCCCAAACCCGATCAGCCGAGCGTGAACGACACCGTGTGGACTCCGTCTATCGCGACGCACCTCATCGAGTACGTCGAACTTCTGATCGGAGGTCAGATCGTGGAGAAGATCACCGGCGAATACATCTACATGCACCAGCAGCTTCATAACACGAACGACGACATCGAACAGACACTCTATTTTTTGACCGGTCACGGAAACATCCTGAGTTACCAAGGGGAATACACGTATTTTCTAGATCTTCCATTTTATTTTTACAGGAATCCCAGTCTCGCCATTCCGACGTGTGCGCTGACGAAACAACTCGTGGAAGTCAGGGTGAAGACGCGACCCCTGAGTGAACTGATATACGGTGGTAAGGGTCTCTACGGACCCAGTTACGAACGAGACATTCGAGCGTCGATCGCAAAGTTTTCCATCGATACGGAGTTCGTGTACGTGACACCCGAGGAGAAGGGCTATCTCATGTCTAAACCCTTGGACTATGTCATCACACAAGTTCAGATGTCCCAGTTCAAGATGCCCGCTGGGGAAAACGAGCGAAGTGTGCTTCTCAAGTTTGTACACCCCGTGAAAGAGTTGTTTTTCGTGTCACAATCGGAAGAGTCCGTTCAGAACAATTACCCCAACGAGTACAACACGATCACGAGTGCCGAACTTCGATTCAATAACGAGGTCGTGTTTCGAAGAGATGAAAAGTTTTTGGTGTACGAACAGGCTCTGAAACACCACGTGAATGCCCCACTCGCGACGAGTATCACACCGGACACACCGTTCGCGAGTAGTGAATTCGAGTTCGGACCGGCGAAGTTCGGTATGTACTCGTTTTCCATGAAGCCGGAGATGTCTCATCCCACCGGACAGGTGAACATGAGTCGCATCAATCACAAACTCTTCAAGATTGCCATCACGCCGACGAATCCCAGTCTCTCGAGCACGACGAGAGTGTACGCAGTCAACTATAACGTGCTGCGAATTCAGAGTGGCTTAGCGGGATTAAAATTTTAGCCTGATATAGTAGTAATGGCTGGACAGGTCCAACTCGCAACTTCCGGACCGCAAGACCAGTTCTTCACGGTGAATCCTGATTTCAGTTATTTTTTGGAAAGTTTCAAGAAACACTCAAACTTTTCAAAACAATACGTCGACGTGGATCCAGAAAACGTCGCCGACTTTGGAAAGAATGTTCGCTTCAAGATTCCACAAAATCAAGGAGATCTTCTCTCTTCGCTGAGTTTCAAGATGACCCTTCCCGAGATCCCAGGGGCTGCGGTCGTGTACATCGAATCCGTGGCACACGCGATCATAGAGCACGTCGACCTCGTGATCGGCGGGACGATCGTTCAGCGACTCACGAGTGATTATCTTCAGATTTACTCAGAACATAACGTCACGCAGACGAAACAAAAGGCGCTCGAACAATTAGTGGGAAAATACCCCCTACGAACGAGTGACGAACGGGTCAGCGTCGTCATCGAACAGCCCGGACTTCTCGGTAACAAGGGGATCGTGATTCATAACACGTTGGGAAATTCACACGACGAAGACTTTTTCGTCGATCTTCCGTTTTACTTTTACGGTGCACCGGAACTCGCCCTACCCCTGTGTGCGATACATAAGCAGGAGATTGAAGTTCACGTGAAACTCAGGGACGCACAGAGTCTCGTCATAGGCGGCGATGGTGATTACCACACACTCACGGAACCGTTACACGTTAAAAATTTTCAGTTGTGTACGGAGGTGGTGTTTTTAGATCCAGCGGAGCGAGCGAAGATCAGGTCGACGCGCCGAGACTATCTCATCACACAGTTACAGAGAAACGTGTTCGATGTGGATGCTGGTGTCGATGAGGGTACGTTCAAACTAGATTTCATGAATCCCGTGAAGGAACTGTATTTCGTGATTCAACGTCAGGGAATCACAGGGGACGGTGTCACACAGGGTAATTTCGTGACTGTCTTCGATTACGACAACATTTACGAGACTGTGAATAATAAACTTATACTCTACGAAAATCTGGACACCGCACACCTAAGTCTCGACGGAGACGATGTCATCACAGCCGACACCGGAACGGTCACGTTTCTCAAGGCGATCCAGGCTGCGATTCATCACTCGAAGACCCAGCTCATTCGTCGATTCTATTCGTACAGTTTCGCACTCCAGCCCGAAGAGTGGTATCCCACAGGACAGATCAATTTCAGTGTCATCAAAGAACAGATACTGAAACTTAAACTCACACCCAGTCCGAATTTCTCGAGACAGATACGCGTGTACGCGTCGAGCTATAACATTCTCAGGGTTGGCGAGGGAATCGCTGAAACTCTTTTTAACAGTACATAGTAAATGATGAAGACAGGTTTCGGAGATACCGATGGTTCACGCGAAGAAGCGCACCTTAAATCCATGATGGACATCATGGTCCCCGTGATCGAACGCGGGGTTGTCCTAGCGGCCGAGTATTCCAAGGCGTGTGGTCGCGATGTCATTCTCTCAGAAGATGTCGAGTACGCGATGCGATACTGCGCGATGCGCACCGTCGGCCAGAATATCGGCAGCCTCTACCCAGAGACGTACAATTCCGATGATTCGGATGAAGAGTTCGATACCGTGGATCCCATGGATTGTCCCATGTTTGTCAGATATGCCGGTGATGACCCCAAGTTTCTCGCGGTGAACGAAGCCTACGACACCTGGCACTCGTGGGTTCCGCAGTCGCCGATGGAACAGATGCTAAAAAATGCTATTAATAATAATGAGTACATGGGAGCCTGATAGCTGGACGTTTTCTGGTGCTACATTCAAAAAATACGACGCGGATTCATCATCCGATGGAGACACGTCGGATGATGAACAGCAGCAACTCTTTTCGAAATCGAAATCACTCAGGAAAACACCGTATAAAAAATTAACAAAAGAAGAGTTACTTCCGGAGTGAAATTTTTTCCTAACTTATACTATACAAACTCACAATGAAGGCTGCTCTCAAGACCGTCAACCTCGTTACCCAGGAGCTCGAGACCCAGTCTCTCAACGCGATCGTCGCGGGTTTCTCTTTCGCCGCCGCCATGTCGTGGATGGACGTCGTCCGCTGGGTCATCAGCCAGCTCATCAAGGTCCCCAAGAACGGCGGTACCCAGTATGCGCTCACGGCGATCCTCACCACTCTCCTCTCCATCGTGGTTTACATGCTCATCTCCGGCATCTCCACTCGCGTCTCCAAGCCCGCGCAGCCCGTCTACGCGGTCTCCCGCTAAATTCGCTTTTTCATGAAAGTGATGAGTAGTAATCCCAGGGCGAGTATGATACCGATGTACGTTATCACTTCCCAGTTATAACCATTCTTGAGTTCAGGAATGTTTATGATTGGCTTTTTCTTTTCTGGAAAAACTTCATCGAGTTTGAGTTTCGGTAATCCATCGAGCTTGTCTGTCGAACACGTGATTTCAAATTTTAAGATGTGATCTTGGTTCATAAAATCGTACGGAATGAGTCGACCGTGACTCATGTAAAAAAATTCTACGCGAAGATCTTTTATGTATTTCTGTGGTCCACTATTAAATCGATGTACGAAGGGATCATCTCCACCAGTGAAATGTATGGCGTCCGAACCATCGAGAAGAATGTGTCCGGTATAAAACGGTGTCGACGTGTACACACTCTGTGTGAACTCATCCGAACCCGCCGTGAGTTTCATCACGAGTGAATTGGGTCCGGCGAAGTTCACGGCGCCCGAAACCAACACGCCATCCGTGGACGTGTAATCGTTCGATCCGAACCCTATAACCTGGTGAGGTGTCGTGAAGCCGGACGTTCCGTCTACAAACCCGTTCGTACCCGTTTGAAACTCAAACGTGAATGCGTTCGATGCCCCGACGTTGGAAAAGTTCAGAGTGTTTGTCTCTTCGTCAAAAACCACGAGACTCACGTTAGACTCGGGTGGTGCGAGGATGGTCTCGAGATCTTCTGCGAGTACGTGTCCGTTGGAGTAATTCGTGGACGCGAGCGTAAACTCCACATCGTCGACACTGAATGTATTATTCGTGTCACACACGGTGAGTTGGGGTGTGGGGATTCGGGCGGACACGAGCTTTATTTCAGTCACGTCGTATATGGGATTTTTTAGAGTGATGACATAGTCGTTAGGTTTGGTGTACTCGTCTGTTTGACGCTGACTACTGTCTATAGAGAGGTTGTGTACCTTCATTAAAATAGGGGGACAATATTTTAATGAATGTTTTCGTCTATGATGTATACGTTTACTGAGAAAGACTGTGCGCCAGTGGGTTATTCGCGAGTTGCTGCTTCGCGATGTCTAGACGACGAGAGTTGGGATTTTCGTTACCCTTGTACGCGTTGAATTGATGGTACGCCGCCTGCTTGTAATGCTGCGTCCAACCACCGTTGGGGCCGTTCACGCGACCATCGACGCGAGTCGTGTCCGAGCGGACCGTCGTCAGCTTACCACCCTGCTTCCCCGCACTTTCACGAACGTTCATGCGACCGGGGTTACCCATGCGGTTCGGCTTTCCGCGTCGATCCTCTGGACGGAAACCATATTTCATGAGCTCATCGTTGGTTCGCGCCATCATCTGAGCGGCGGCACTGTTCGTGTACCCACCGTGATGACTGTGAATACCGGGCGCTGGGCGATTCACGTACGCGTACTGTTCGTCGTTGCGATCCGTCTTGAATCGGGTAGGGTCCTGGGAGAGCGTCTGCGCCGACACGAAACGTTTCGCGCCGTTGTACCCG